TTGCCTACATCCGCACCTGTGAGGAAGGCTACCGGAACTTCGGCTTCGATACCAAGTTTCTCGATGCCGCCTACGAAATCAGCGCAAAGGAGGTACAGCGATGAAAGACCGCAACAACGAGCCGCACATTTGCCCGAAATGCGGGCAGGCGTACACCGCCCGACCAGCACTTTCCCGAGTGGATAACAGCCCGATCTGCCCCGACTGCGGAACGCGTGAGGCGCTTGAAAGCATCGGCGTAGGACGCGAGGAACAGGACAAGATTCTCGGCGTCATCCACGAGAAGTACGAAGGCGAAGAATAAGGCACACAGAGCCGCCACGTTGCAACGTGTGGCGCGGGATGGGTATCCTTGAAACGGTATCCCTTTCGGTAACCCGCCCCCACACAGGGCGCGTGTGCGGCTTTTGTGCGATGTACAATTCAGCGGCATTTCCGCCGCGATGTTTGTCACATTTATTTTGCCGATAATGCTTGATATATCCTCGGTTCAGAGTTAATATGTCACTACCGCAAGAGAAGCGGAATAAACACAAAGGAGCATTCACATGAACATTTTAGTTGTTGAACCGGGCAAGCGCCCCTACGCAAAGGAGATCAGCGGCGACCTTGAAAGCCTGCAGCAGACGGTCGGCGGATACATTCAGGCGATTTACCCCTTCGATGATCCGGTTGCACTGGTGTGCGAGGAGGAAGCCCTCTACCACCCGGAGCAGAAGTGGAACCGCCCGATCAAGGGTTACGGCGTCATCAAGGGCACATTTTTCCTTTGCGGCTTGGGCGAGGATGACTTCACCGACCTGCCGCAGGAGCTGACCGAAAAGTACACGGAGTTCTTCCGGCAGGCATACGATTTCGTACTGGTCGGCAACATCCTGATGCCGATTCCCCTCGGCGAATAACAGAAAAGCGGCGGGTGTAATATACACAACATCCGCCGCACATTTTTCCCGTATCTTCTGTAGTTTTAGCGGCTTGCTATTATGTGCTTTCAGAGTTAATATGGGTACAACGGCAAGGGTAAAGCCCACCGGAATTCAAAACACGGAGGACAAGAACATGACCAAGAAGCAGAGAATCGAGGAGAAGATCAAAATGCTGGAGAACGGCATCACCACCACCGAGCAGATGACCGATGAGGATTGCGCAGAGATCTACGGCATCCCGAAGGAGACCTGCCTGACCAACCTCCAGACAGCCCTCGGCAAGGCAAAGGCGGAGCTGCGAATGGCGCATCTCGACAGCCTGACCGGAGTGGACAAGGTCATCACCGGCATTGCCTTCTCCCACATCATCAGCGTGGAACAGCGGGGCGACCTCGAAACCCGCATGAGGGACGACGATGACTTCTTCGAGGTCGCCGTCTGGGAGATCAAGGAGGCGCTCACAGCGGCTTACGAGGCGGGACGCAAGAGCAAATAAACCAGCGGGCAGCCCTTCTGCGGAGGGGCTGCCGAACCTCATACAGGCGGCATATAATACACAACACCTGCCGAACATTTTCCCCGTATCTTCTGTACATTTAGCGGCTTGCTATTATTCGCATTCAGAGTTAATATGTACACAACGGAAGGGCAAAGCCCACCGAAACAACGAAAAGCGGAGGAAAAAACAATGATCAGTTACGGATTGGCAAAGGCAAGAGCAATGGCAGGCAGAGACGACTGGAACGAGTGCGAGGCAATCAAGAGCGCGACGATCCTTTGGTACGACACCGAGGAGGAAGCCTACGAAATGGAGATCGAGAACGAGGACGACCTCAACGCAGAGGACTTCAGGGCTTGGGTTGAGGAGAACGCCGACAGCCTTGCGCAGGAGGACGCCGCCGCAAACGGCACGACCTTCGAGGGCATCGAGGAGATTGAGTATGAAACCGAATGGATCGACGACGACGCCCTTTTCGAGGCAGAGTACGCAGACGCCTGCGAAAGCGAATGGGAATGGATGACCGGCAGATGAACCGGTCGCCCCACCAGGGCGGCACACGCCCCCCTGTGGCGGGGATGCAGGAAGGAACGCATACGTATGCCCCTGCACTGCAAGCCCTACACAACGCAGCTGTGCGCGTTTGTGGGCAAGGCATAATATGTACAATTCCTGCGAAAATAAGCCTTTTCTGATCTGTTATTTTACCATCTTGATATATCGAGCGAAAAGATTTACTATGTGTACAACGGAACGGGGTGCGGGTGTCCGGTGAACACCTCTGCGAAGCAGAAGCACCGACCGAGGCGACAGCCGAGACCCCGCACCGAATACACAAAACGGAGGAATCCACCATGAAAAACATCACGAAGAAGGAACTGAACCGCATCGCCAAGAAGTACGGCTACGATCCGCAGTACCTTGAGGATCAGGTTCTCGACTGGGAGAGCGACGGCATCCGGGTGGATGCACAAGACCTCGAAGACTTCTGCGCAAACGGCGACATCTGAAACAGAACAGCCCTTCCGGAGGACGGAGGGGCTGCTGTCATAATTAGGTTGATATATCAGGTTTCTATTTGGAAATGTGCGCTCCTGTTTTGGAAATATATTCCATGATATTATCTGCATAAAACTCCCCATCTTCGCCAACGTATTCGTAGAGATGAATTTTTCCATCAGGATTCATGACGTAATAACCGCCTGCGCCATTGCCTGCAAAAGCAAGACCTTCAATTCCATATAATTCACGTAATTCTTTCGATGCTGAAGACATACCATCAAAGCTTTCTATGATGAATCCAATGGAAAATGGTTTACCGCTATCAACATTCGGAAGCGACATCAATTCAAGAACACCATTGCTAATCTTTAATACCTCAAACAAAGTAGCTGGCAGCATTTTTTCAGCAAGAGGATACTGTTCTTCATCAAGCGGCGGACACAATTGACACAAATCGCCGTATGTTTGTTGTATCATGTGAATGATTTCATTCATACGAATTCCTCCATATATTATGGTTGAAAGCAGAAACCTCCGCCTTCTTTTATCACAGTTTATTCTTCGACGACGGAGTTATTCAGCAATTCGATAAAGGCTTCGATGCTGTCTGCGATAAGATCAGGTTCTTCGAGGCTGTCTGGATCATCCGGAATCACAAACCACACTCTATGATCTTTGCTGCTCCAATAAAATGTCGCACCACCACGATCATAGGCAAATGGATACCAGTCAGCAGGGATATATTTATTCATTGGTTCTTCACGGTCATGATCTGCTTTAAATTCAAAATCACATTTTGCTTCTCCCAATTCGTACATACACCATACTTCAGCGGTATCGTCCGGATCTCCGTTGACCGGTACAAAACATTCTTTCAGTTTTCCACCGTTTGTTCGGGCATATAGTTCCTTCAGGATATCGGGAAAGGTAATGCCGTACTTCTTCTCAAGGCAGGCAATTCGCTCTGCGCTTTTCTCTCTGTTGTCGATTTCTTCCATTAAGAATTTGAACATGGCTGAACCTCCGTTCTCATACACAAATCGATTTGAAGCGGAAATCTCCACTTTTCCCTATTATATCATAAGCCGAATGACAAAGTCAACCAAAAGCATAATGTACACAACAAACCGCGGAATATAGCCCGCAATGATCGTGATTACTCACTATTGCTATATGTCCGAAACAGAGTTATACTGTGTACAACGGAACGGGAAACCGAGCCGAAAATAACGAAAATACGGAGGAAAACATTATGTGGCATGAAGGTGCGATCGGAGTTCCGAAGGGCAACGGAAAGTACACGGTGGTTCGCTACTGGGTGAAAGCCTACGACGAAAGCAGCCAGTACGGAATCGAGGGTGGCAGAATCAGCAAGCTCACGCTGAAGGTCGAAGGCAAGGTCATTTACAACTACGACCGGGGCGAAGATGTTCCGCCCCAGAACGAAGCCGCAGAAATGGCGCTGGCGATACTGATGCATGAGTACAACTAAAGGCAGCAAACATACATAGAAAGGGCTTGCAAATGCAGGCTCTTTTCTTTATGCACATTTTTATAGGAAGGAGTGATGCGGATGGCTCAGAGAGGCAGAAAACCAAAACCCACTGCGATCAAAGAGCTGGAAGGCAATCCGGGCAAGCGTCCGCTGAATGAGGCTGAACCAAAGCCTGTGAAAAAAGCACCGCCCTGTCCGAAGTGGCTGGAGCCCGAAGCAAAAAAGGAATGGCGCAGGCTATCCAAACAGCTTGAAGCGATCGGTGTGCTGACCGAGGTCGATCAGGCGGCATTCGCATCCTATTGTCAGGCATACGCCCGTTGGAAGGAAGCCGAGGAATTCATGACGCAGCACGGCACGATCGTAAAAACAAAATCCGGCTACTGGCAGCAGGTCCCGCAGGTCAGCATTGCGCAGACCTATCTGAAGATCATGAACAAGATCGCAGAACAGTTCGGACTGACTCCGGCAGCAAGAAGCCGTATCACTGCCGGTGCAGATATGAAGGACGCCGCCGTTGACGATATGGATGCACTTCTGGGAGGCGGCTGATGGCAAGAACAGCAAAAGCAAGAGAAAGACCTGCGAATTATCCGAAACTCACCGATTATCAGCCCACCCGCTTCATGCTGCCGGACTCCCATTACGATGCGACAAAAGCGGACAGGGCTGTTCGCTTTATAGAAAACCTCTGCCACACCAAGGGCAGATGGGCGGGCAAACCGTTCTGGCTCTTGCCTTGGCAGGAGCAGATCATCCGTGACATTTTCGGTGTGGTCAAAGAAGATGATACCCGACAATTCCGCACGGCATATGTTGAGATCCCGAAGAAAAACGGAAAATCTGAGCTTGCGGCGGCCATTGCACTGTATCTGCTGTACGCCGACAACGAGCCGTCCGCCGAAGTCTACGGCGCAGCGGCTGACCGACAGCAGGCTTCTATCGTTTTTGACGTTGCAAAGCGTATGGTGGAAATGACACCGGCGCTCCTGAAACGCTCCAAGATCATG